AGAGCCTCCGAAGACCGCTCCAATCGGGGCAGTTTCCCCTGAGTTGGAGGAGGTTCCTGGGGTAGAGCCTGGTGATGCACTGGAGTTGCCGGTGAAGGAAGCTCAGCCGCTGACCATCACGGAAGAGGTGGATATTGCCGTTGGCCTCTTCTCTTCGGCATTTCCTACGCTGATGCGCACGGTGCGCAGGGCTCTTGGCACTGCCGATTCCGTCAAGCTCCTGGTTCACCAGAAGGAGTGGATGAAGTACCTGAAGGAGCTGGAAAACCTGGTCAAGCCTTCGCTGAAGGACCTTGTGCTCCAGGACCCACAGGGAATCAAGGAGGGAGCCACCACCAAGCTGGTGATTGGGGATTGGGAGGTTCCGGTTTCCGTGGCCAACCAACCCCCGGCTCCGGATGAGCTCTTGGAGCCCAAGCACGTGGACCCCCAGAAGCTGGTGCAGTTCCTGGCCAAGACGTTCACCGACCCCAAGGACCAGGACCCGAGCGACTGTCTTCGGGGAACTGTGACCTGGAGCACGGAAGGACTGTCTCCTGCACAGGACAAATCCCTTCGTGCCCTGCTCCGGGACTACGGTCCGTCCATCCGGGCCGAGTGCCTCAAGGACCCTGGACCGCCGACACTGCGGCCCCTGAAGATGGTAAAGACTGCGCATCCACTGCCGGAATGGCCAGGACTTGACGATGAGGAGCTTATCGATGAGTGAGGCAGCGCCGACGAAGGTGTTCTACGAGACGAGGGGTAACCAGTCCATCGATGTCGAAGCTCTGCCGGACGGGCAGATGCGCGTGCGGTGGAGGGGCCATGAGATGGTCATGAGCCCCAAGGAGTTCAACGAGCGGTTCCAGGAGCAGAAGGGGTTTCCTGGACCCTGTGGCATTGTGCTACCGAACGACATTGGGGCCATCGCCGGGGCATTGCCGGTGAGCCTCTGCGCCAAGTCATTGGATGACCTGTGCTACTGTCTGACACGGTGGAGCCAGGAGCACCCTGGGCAGCGGATGATTACCCCACAGGTGCAGTATTGCCCTACTACCATTTCAAACCCCACCGGGAATGAATGGATCGCGTTTTTCTGGACCGAACTGATTGCCTCCAAGGGCCACATTGACGACGTGGCTGAGGTTTCCAAGCTGATGGGGCCGGAAATCGCAAAGCGCCAGACGGAGCGCCGGAAGCAAGTGGAGGACGCGTACGCGGAAGCCAAACGGCTGGACCAGGAGAACGCCGAGCGCCAGAAGGGTGAGCTGGACGAGCTGCGCCGCCTGGCCGAGCTGGGCAAGAAGTGGGAGAAGATGCACGGCAAGGGGAAGAAGAAGTGAGCCTGTCGATCAAGGTTAGGTTCGAACCCACTGCTGTGCTTCTCGGTGTCAACTGGAGCACAGAATGGTACAACGTTTATGCTGGCCCCCCAGAATATACGTTGGCGTCCAACCCTACCAGTACGCTGCACCAGGTAGTTGTGTGGCTATACCTGATTCCGTGCCTGCTCATAACCATTCAGTGGCAGAAAGAGCACCATGCCAAGGGGAAGAAGAAGTGAGATTCAAAATACGCCTGGAGTTCAAGCTGGAAGACCTGTGGGTGGGGGTGTACTGGCATACGGACCAGGCACAACTGTACACCGATTCTGCAACGTACATCAGGGGTGATGCACCACTTGGCTGGATACATGTAGTCGATGTGTGGGTTTGCATTATCCCGTGCCTGCCCGTCCATATCAGTTGGGGGAGAGTACACCACCATGCCCGAGTCGGATGACTTCAGATTTGGACTTTACCTCGGGACTGGCCAGCATGCGACCATTGCTCAGGGCTCCATACTCTACCAACGCCGGAGCAATGACCACCCGGTCACTCCATGGACGGTCAAGGAGTTGAACCGCAGGCGCATGGTGCTGAAGTGCGCCTGTGGTGACCCACGATGTACCCGAACAGAGACCTGGACCGCTAAGCTTGGCGGTCAACATCCGTCGTAATCCCGGTAAACCCCCCACCAGGCGGTGCCGGCCTGGTACCTTCTCCACCGGGATGCTGGCCCGAGGAGGTAAAAACCGGCACAGTTCTTACCCTGGCTCCATTCAACCGGGCCGCACTAGCCCGGTTCTGCCCTCCGCCAGGGGGATTCTGCAAGGAGGCAGTAGCAAGACTAGTGCTCCAGGGCTCTGCTCGCTGATGCTGGTGAGCCCAAACTTTTGGAGGCAACAATGAACGTCGAAGACCTCATCGCCAAGCTGCAAGTGCTCAACCCAAAGGCAGCAGTCTACATCGATTCTGGTGGAATAGAAGGAGAGCCTGACGAGTTGAGGGCTATTTACGCCGCTAGAAAGGTTTCAAACATATGGAAGGCCGTCGGCACCGAATACCCAGAGCGTGCGCCTACCATGAATGACCTTCTCATCATGTTGAGCTACTAATGCCTACGCGGCTAGCTCGCATCAAGAAAGCAGTGGCCGGCATTTACCTCGAAGAGGCACTCGACAGCAAGGTGCAGGCGGAATGTGGCCCCTGCAACCGGAAGCACGGTGGCGGCTTGAGGTATCCTGGCAAGAAGGACCTGACAAGGCGGGGAGCAAGACAGCCCCGCCGAACCGCGCATACCTGTTGGTGTGGCGACATCGATTGCAGGGACCATGGGGGGTAAACACATGGAAATTAGACTAGATACAGACGATAGTGGGCATGTGGTCTGTGTGACCCTGATATGGCATGACCAGGCTGGTAACCTGCATGCCGCCCAGGCAGTGGAAGGGGGAGTTGCGGCTTGGGTCCTGTTAGCGGCACAGGACGAGGATATAAAACTGGTTGTAAACAGGCTTGGTACTGACGGCATTGCCGCGCAAGTACCCAACTCCAAACCCACGTAGCCATGGCGTTTGACCCCAGAACTCTCGGCGCTGACTGTGCGCACTGCCCATTTGCAAAGGGTGGTTGCCCGGATAAGCCGGTGCCACCCTCCATACCTAGAGGGCGCACTCGCTACATTCTGGGTGGGGAGTCGCCTGGGGATGCTGAGCGGGCACAGGGCAGGGTGTTCGTTGGTCCCACCGGTCACAAGCTTGACAGGGAGCTGGGCACTGCCGGGCTCCTGCGGTCGGAGGCGCTGGTCATCAATAGCCTGTGCTGCATGCCTCCACGGGAAGGGAAGACCGAGGGGATGATGGGCGCTGCGCTTCGGTGCTGCTTGCCCGTCTACCGGCACTATGTTTCCCAGGTAGTGGTGCCGGCACTGATGATGGGCAAGTGGGCCTGGCGGGCACTGGTAACTCTCGACGGCACCAAGCTCCCAAAGGGTGGTCTCTCGAAAGGTCGGGGGTTCCTCCGGGATTCCCCCTACCTGCACAACAAGTACATCGCTACCTGGCACCCTACCTATGCCCTCTCGCGCAACCCCTACGAGTGGGGAGCGTTCCGTGTGGACCTTGCCCGGATGGCACGCCTGCTCACCGGGAAGCTCCGGCCAGGTCCGGAGCGGCTGGTGACCACCCCCACCGTAGAGGACATCTGGGCCGTGGCCTATGACAGGTTCGTGGCCCTGGATATCGAGACGAAGCCCCGAAGCCCTCGCGAGTCCTGGACCGGCAAGGACCCCAGGCGTGCGCGGCTAGACCTCATTGGCCTGGGGAACTCGGAGTGGGGCCTGAGCTTCGACCCGGCAGAGCGTCCGGACCTGCTGGCCCCTCTACGCAGGCTCCTGGCGGAGAAGGTGGCCATCACGCACAACGGCATCACGTTCGACCGTCCGGCACTGGACCGGGCAGGCATCTACATCAAACGCATCGTGGACACCCTACACATGCGCAAAGCGTTGGTGGCCACTTCGCCGGCATCCCTGGCCTATTGCTCGTCGCTCTACGATGACCCCTACCCGTGGAAGGAGATGGGGCTAGAGGACCCTAGCGAGCCCCCATCGGAGCAAGAGTGGGATGAAGAGGACGGGGGGAAGGATGAGGAGGAATTTCGGGGAACAGAGGACGACGACAAGGGCCTCCTCTACTATGCCCGCGACCCACAGGCCAAGCGCCGGTACAACGCAGAGGATTGTGTGCGCACCGCGCGCATCCACGTTGCGATGGAGGCAGAGCCCGAGTGGCAATCTGAGCAGGTCCAGAGGCTCTACCAGTTCCGCTGCAACTCCGCGATGCTGGCAGTGGACATGCACGAGATTGGGCGCATGGTGGACCCGGAGCAACGGGTGGCCTTGCGGTCGGAGCTGGAAGGGCTTATCGTCACGCGGCAGAAGAAGTTGGTGGAGATGGCCGGCATCCCCAGCTTCACCGGAAGCCCCAACCAGATGCGCTCTCTTCTCTTCAAGCGCCATGAAAAGGGAGTCTTCCACAAGTTCGGATTGCCCCTGCCCACCGAGAAGGTCGGCTACACCAAGACGGGGCTCTGTGCAGTCAATCAGGATGCGCTTCTGCTCCTGCTGGTGAACCCCCTTATCTCGGACGAGGCCAAAGCACTTATCTCACAATACTGGAAGGTAGCGGCTCCGAAGAAGGCAAAGTCCACCTTCGTAAACTCCGAGCTGATTGACCAGGCCATTGGGGATGATGGTAGGCTACGGCCTGAGATGGGCTCCATGCGTACCGACACTGGCCGCTGGACCGAGGCCAAGCCCTCCACCGTGACGTTGCCAAAGGAGAAGGAATGAGCACTGACAAAGAGGCGGTTGGCAAGGTGTTGTTTACCTGTGAGGGAACGGCAGTTAAGCACCGGATAGTAGTGCTTGGTGAATCCGACGATCTCACTCAACTGATACCACAGTACCAGACCAACTGGTATGGCGCGTGTCCACCAGGGCATTGGGAAACCTTGAGGGTTTCCGATGCGATGCATATGCTCCTGGAGGGAATGATGGAGGAAATCTTGCGGCTGCGCAAGGAGAAGGAATGAACGAATGGTGGGTATCCACTATCGCAATGACGTTCTGGGTGCAGACCACCTTGAGCGGGGCTATCATCGATGCTGCACCCATCGCCCAAAGGTTTGTGGGGCAGCCATTTGTCCACCTGGAGCGCTGGCTCCAGTGGCAGGGTGGATACCGGAAGGAGTTGCTTGGATGAAGTGCCCCTACTGGTTCTGTGCGCTCATGTGGTTCCTGATTGGCTTCTTCACCGCAGCAATACTGTTCGCAACGAAAGGATAACCGATGACCGTCTTAGAGCTGATTGACGAGGCGTATTCCAACTCCGTGGCACACGGGTTCCATGCCTTCTATCGCGACGAGAACCCCACGTGGGGGATTTGGCTGGCTCCCTCGGTGCTGGTAGAAGGCTTGAGCAGCTACTGAAGGAGAAGATGGAGTACAACCGCAGCCGGCCGTACAAGCACGGAAAGAGGTTCTAGCCATGGCACCTGACAAAAGTGAACTGGAGGAGTTGACGCGCAAAGCACAGAAGGCGGTATCCCTGTGTCACCCAGGGAATATCGCATATGTCCTGGTACCCACGGATACCTGGCTATGGCTGGAGGAGGATGGCAGGCTGGGGGATCCAGAGGACAGAGAAGAAATGTCAGTTCTGGACCAGGCACTGGATGACGGCTATATCATCGAGGAGTAGCAATGGCACACCTCTCCGGATATCTGCCGAACTTGCGCCGCATGTACCGCGCGGGACCACATCGAAAGCTCATCGGGGCAGACCTCTGCCAAGTCGAGCTGTGGATGATGGCGGCAATATCCGGAGACCCCGTGCTCCTACGCAACCTCCAGTCAGGTGACGTGTACACGGAGGATGCCAAGTACCTCTTTGCCCTGCCAGAGCACCTGAAGAAGTGCTCCTGCAAGGAGAAGACCTGGACTGCCGAAGGGCCACGCATCATCTGCCAGGCCCCCACGAACCACCTGAAGCCCAAGGCACGCCAGGATGCCAAGCAGACCCACTTGGCGTGCCAATACTACATCTTGCTACCTAAGTTCTACCGCCTCATGCTGGAGGCCGACATCAACACCTCTTTCCAGCACTGTGCGAACCTCTATAACGGGTTCCACAAGTTGTACGCCGGCACGTTTGCCTGGGGGGAAGAAGAACTGGCGCGGGCGCACCGGGAAGGGTGCTCCCGAGGACGGATTCTCGGCATCACACGTACCTACCCCCAGCTCGCGACCATGCAGGAGGCCATGAACTACCCCGTGCAGACCACGGCGGCAGAGCTGTTCGGACTCATCCTCCAGCGGCTGGGCTCTGGCATCCGGCCGCGCTGGGGTCAGCCGGCGGGGTTACTGTGGGAGCGGTTTGGGGGGGAAGCCCAGCTCGTGAAGCACTGGTATGATGCCGTCTACGTGGAGGCCGAGGAGCACATTGTCAAGGACGTGCGGCAGACGGTGGTAGAGGTGATGGGGATGCCCGTGGTAATCGAAGGCAAGGAGTGGCGCTTCAAGTGCGAGGTGAAGGAAGGCTACCTGGAGAGTGACGTATGACCGTGGATGAACTCATAAACGAGCTAACAAAGCAAGGCTGCTTTGGTGTGGTGCGTGGGGTAGAAATAGGCTGGCGCAGGGTGAAATCCGGCTCTCTACGCGGTAGTTTGGGGCTGTACGCTAGGGCACCAGACGGGGTAACCGCGGTATTTGTCGTAACGCCACAAACCATCAAACAGTCAAAATCCGGCATCAACCTATTCCAAGCCATAATGGAGGACATGCGCCGGTCGATGGAAGCCAAGCGCGAGGAGATGCAACTAGTAGGCCACAGGAGTGACGTATGATTCCGATTGCCGTGGCGGTTGCCGTGCTTGGTGCCATCAACGTAGTGTACTTGTCTGGTGGTGGTTCGAATTAGAGAAGGATCGCTAGCATGTTAGATATCGAAGACATTGCCCGAAAGGTACGCAGAGATGCAGCAAGGAGATACAAGTGCTCTGGAGAGACTGATTGCGGAGGACGTGCCAAAGCTTCTGGCAGAGGTAGGCAAGCTCCAAACTGCACTGGTTGCGTGCCGTCCCTATCTGATGCAGTCACCCAACATCCTGGCCCTGCTCAACGATCCGGATTTTAGGGCGGTGCTAGGTCAGTAGTGCTTCACCTTCGGGAGACCTAGCCCGTCCCGGAGTCCGTCTACCATCGCCTCGATGCGGCCAAAGGATTCCTTGGTCTCCCGGCGCAGAGACACCTGCTCGTTGCGCATGGACTCCTGCTCCACCCGGAGTTGGTGGTACTCGGCCTCCCTCGCCAGGTCCCTAGTCACCAAGCGGTCAATGGCCACCTGCTGGGCGGTTTGGCGCTGTTCGTACGCCATTGCCGCAGACCCCCTCGTGGCAACGAAGGTGCCCCCGGACCCCAAGGCGGCAGTTGCCAGGGGTACCAGGATGACCTTCAGGTCGAGCTGGCCAAACAGTTTCACGGCCGGCAGCCGTTCCTGTACTGGCGCTGGAGGTCTTCCCGCGTCGCCGCCTCGGTGGGCTTGGTGGCCTCGACGATGTGGCCGTAGGTCCCACCGTCAGGCTTGCCCGGCAGCCAGCACGCGGCCTTGCAGTAGACCTCCGGACGCCCCTTCTTGTCCTTGCGTGGCCAGCAGGTAGCACTATCGATTCCGGGTGGATGGACCGATTCCGGATAGGACTCTGGTTGCCCAAGAGCCAGCATCAACAGGAGGGCGATCACGGCTTCACCCCCCGAATGGACTTATCCAGTTGCTCCTTGACGGCATCGAGACGCGTAGCTGCCGCATCCTCCCGGCACTGGTCAATGGCGGCCCTGGCGTGGGCGTTGGCCTGGCCAAACCCGGCCGCACAGGCTCCTGCCACGAAGAGCCCAGCTCCGAGTCCAATCTGCTGGGCCTCGTTCAGCTCCCGGCCCTTGAAGATGGCTGCCAGGCCAGCTGCCCCGGTAGCGAAGGTGCAGACTTCGGCCACCACAGAGGTCAGTTCGTCCCTGGCCTCGGCAGCCGCGCAGTTCCGGGGGAGACCCGGCACTGTCACCGGTGGGGGCATATCTGCCATCTGCCGCACAGGACGAACGGGGGACGCTGCACAGCCAACCAGAAACACCACCAAAAGTAGCTTATTCACGCCTAGTCTCCGTCAGGAAGAGTACCTATACCGCGTTTACCCACCAACACAACACGAGTGTCTGGGGTGTTGCCGACGTTGCACCCTCCATCGTATCCGATGGTAACGCTGGAAACGCCATCGGTCCAGGGGTTATAGGCCCCGGCGCATGTGTAGTTGGTAGGCGTAACAGTGTTCGCCGCAGTGCAGGCTGTCTGGATAGTGCAGATGTTCTCAAGCCCTCCATCGGTCCTGTGCTTCTGCACTGTCCAATGGGCATTGCCGGCACCACCCCCAGCAGTGATAGGAAGCACCTCCGCCCGCGTGATTGTACCAGGTACAGTAGGGTTCCATCCACCCATGGTGGCACCACGAGGTACAGCATTGGTGTTGGCTCGGGTAGAAAGCATCCGTTCTTCCAACCCAACGGAAACAGTGCTCCACCAAGCAACACCATCACACACATACCAGTAGTAGACCCCGCTAACTATGCGGGCTACCTGCCTACCGATGAGACTGCTGTCACAGGCAATAGCCCCCTTGGTGGCTGCTAGTGAAATCTGATCGGTGGTGAGCAAGTCGCTTACTGTCAGTGTACCAATACCATCAGTCCCCACTTTGAGGTCATTGCCGACTGTCCAAGTGGTTCCATCGAGGTACAATGTTTGTGCGCAGCTATCTGAAGGTGCGCAGATGGAATCAGATCCATTCAACACTAGTCCCCCACCACCACTTGCGCGGGTGCTGAAAATCCCCACAAAGGTTCCGCCGTCGAAGTTGGAGGCCGACACGTCGGAACCAAACGTGGCGGCCCCCCCAACCCCCAGGGTCCCGGAGATGTCTACCTGGCTGGGTGCGATGACGGTCCCGTTGACCGGGTGGGACAGGTGAACGAGTGGAGATGACTTCGCGTTCACGTCAACGTTCCGTCGGTAGACCTTGCAGGTACCAGTGCCACCGGCAAGGATGAACGCCAGATACCGCAAGCCTGGGGAGATTCTGGTCTGCCATGCCGTGTTCGCAGGGATGGTCAGGTCATCCGTGGTGGCCACTGCGGTAGCTGCACTAGGAGCAATCCGATAGTGGGTATCTACCGTGCAGTAGACCATCTTCCAGCCGGACGACAGTGCTCCAGTGGTGGCACTGGTTCCAGAAGTAGAGACCGTGGCCTCGTAGTTGCCAACCTCGGCAATCACGATACCAGCCACCAGCAGGAGCAGGGCAGCTACGATGGTATGAAGCTTGCGCATGTGAACCTTACTGCACGCAGATGTAGGAAACCGTGTCCGTGGTGGTGTTCGGACCCGTTACGGTGAGGGTCGTAGTGGACACGGCACACTTCACCGGGTTGGCTTGTGTGGTGTTGTTGCTGCACACGCAGATGGCACCAGAGTTCACCGTTGCGGTGCAGACAGACGGCGAGGCATTGTTCAGGTTGCAGTTGCCTCGTGTCTTGGTAGACGCGATGATGTTGTCTCCAGTGTTGGTGAAGCTACCAGAGTTGCTCACGTTGCCGGTAGCGGTCAGGTTGTTCACCCCTGCATCCTTGCCCGCCAAGTAGGCTACGAAGGTGGTCTCACCGGTCAGTGTGGTAGCGCCAGTTACCCCCAAGGTACCAGAGATAGTACCGTTTCCGGTGGCCGTGACGTTGTTGAATCCAGCGTCCTTCCCGGAAAGATACCCTGCCATGGTGACTTCGCCCGTGAGGGTAGAAGCACCCGTGACGGAGCTGGTTCCGGAGACGGTCTCGTTGCCCGTCATGGTCACATTGTTGAACCCCGCGTCCTTGCCGGAGATGTACCCGGATGCGGTGAGGGTAGAGACCGTGGTGGCTCCGGTAACGGTCAGGGTGGAGTCTACCGTGATGGTGTTGAAGTCCCCGCCGTAGCTCTCCAGGTAGCACTTCCCCGGCCCCGGTCCCTTCTGGATGAAGGCGAAGTAGCGGTTCGTAGTGTTGTCCACCCACACCGGCTTGTTCGCCGGCAACGGCGTGCTGGAAGTGGTAGCCGTGGGAACGGTGGCGGAGGTGGTGTAGTAGACCGACTGGTCCGGGCAGTGAACGCGCGTCCACGTTGCCGGCACGTAGAACGCCTTGCTGGTACTGGTGACCTGGGCCGTCAGAGTCGAAGGGTCCGTGCCCAGGGCCATCGACAGGAGGCTGGTCATCGGCGTAGTGATGGCGGTGAGGGCCAGGAGCCCCACCACCGCAACTGCAACCGTGAAAATCCACTGTACCCGCTTCATGTTACACCTCCTACTACGTAGGGAAAATCAGTCCTTTGTTGCCGTTGGCCATCTGCTGTTGTGGTTCGGGCGTTGCCATACGCCGAAGCACCTCTGAAATTGCCCTTGGAGAATAGCCTCCCGCCACCAGGTTGTCCAGCTCCAAAGACATCTGCGCGATGAGGTCTGGCCCCAACCCCAAGAGTGTGGCGGGGTCCCCACCGAGGTACTTCGCAAGCATCACCAGCCTTGCCGGGTCCATACCCCCGGTGGGACCCCGTGAAAGCTGATACTGAATCTTGTCCTTCTGCCCCTGTGGTGTAGCTGGCATTTGTGGGGTAGGAGTAGGAGACTTCCTCACTTTCATGCCAGGCCAGTCCACGTCAACCTGGCCTCGTGGCTGCGCAGCAGGTTCCACCGGCTGGGGCTCTACCTTGGGTGCTAACAGCCTTCTCAACCCGGCATTGGCCCTGTTCTCCCATGCTGCTGGAGTAGATAGGCGCTCCCAAACACCAGGTTTGGGTTTGGGTAGAGGCAACCCCAACCTCTGGAGGGCTGTCAACCGCAGTTCCTGATCTGGGGACTCCGCCCCCACATCTGGCCCCATGCCCTGGTTGAGAAGCTGTCGAAGGTACTGCCGGGTGCGCTCCGGCTCGGGTGGTGCCTTTTCGGTGCCCAGCACCTCGATGCCATAGGGCCCAACCGGAGGGGTTGGCCACTGGCGCTGTACGGGCAGGTCATCCAGTGGTCCTGGATCTACTCTGATGCCTCCGGCCACCTAACGCCTTCCCTTCTGGCCCGCCTGGCCCTTCTTGGTCGGCTCCTGGGGCATAGTAGGCCCCAACGGGTCCCAACCTGGTACTTCAGGGAGATTCGTGCCGAACTTGTACTTATTGGGGTCAGTAATCCCCAGCGGGTCGAATGGGTTCGGCAGCCCAAGCCCGAAAGGGTCTCCCGGAAGCAGCGAACCCGAAGGGAGACCAAGCCCAGCAGGACGCTGGTAGTTCCAGCTCGAAGCACCTCGCCGCCAGACATCTGCCTGTTCGATGTTGCTCAACTCGGGGTTGGTTGGCAGTGTCGGAAGCTCACCACTTGGTTCTCCGATAACCTCTGCCGCCTTCGGGTAGGCCCGCTTGAACCTTTCGATTCTGTTCCCTAGGAGCACCTTCAGCGCCCGCATACCAGCCATCGTATCGGCAAAAGAGAGCATTTCCCCAGCCAACATGTCGGCCATCTGCTTTTCGGTTCCAGTCACCTGCTTTCCGAATTCGGACCTGATGAAGGACTGCATCGCCATGGCAGCTTGCTGGCGATAAGTAAGCTGGGCTTGGGAGAGTCTCTCGTTCGCGGAATACTTGATAGACTCCTGCAAAAACTTTCCTGCCCCAAGTGGCAGCCCCGACAACATCTCCCCCAGCCGCTGCTTGAAGTAGAAGGCATCCGGTACCGCAAGCTCTGGATCGGCCTCCGCGCGCTGAAGAAGAGTTTCAAAGTTGCCTACTGCTTCTAGTGCATCCCCAGCCCCCTTCATATAGTTTTCGATTTGACGGGTTTCCAGGTTCCCACGGCCGGTCATCGCGTTGAACTCGGCAATGCGGTTTCTCTCTTCTGCCTGGCGAATGCGCGCCGGAATGCCAGATGCCTGGGCAATTGCAAGGTCTTCCCGCGCAGCACGTAGTCCCTCCTGTGCATCGAATTGCCGCTGGCGCTCCCGTAGCTGGTCCCTCCTCAGCTCATACTCTAGCCCTCGGAGATCCATCATGCCTGGATCGCGTCTGCCTCCAATCTGCGCCAAAGAGAGAAGCGTGGGCATGTCCCTACGCGCGAACGGCAGTGCTGGGGCGGTGGGAGCAGGTGCTTGCTCCTTGACCTGGCGTGGTGCGGTGACTGTGATGTCCTCGGAGAAAGAGGGCATCGTGGGAGCTTGGGAGACAGCCCCACTGACGATTGGGCCCTGTGCCGGCATCTGGGGGGTAGCCGTTGGCGGCTGTGCCTGTGGCATCTGCGGTGTAGGTGCCCCGCCACCACGAAGCTTGCCGGCCCATACCTTGGGATCCTCGCCGGACGCCACGGCAATCATGGCCTCCTGGAGCCGAGGGTCCATCGGAGAGAGCTGGTCTACCGTCTTGGCGATGCCCCCCAAGGACTCGCCAACCGCTCCGATGTAGTCCTTTGGCTGGTAGTCAAGACGTGGTAGTGCCATGGCTAGTACCCTCCGAACGTGGTGGGCATGGACGGCAACTTGGGCTGAAACTGCTGGCCAATGGACCCACCCAGATTGGAGCCAAGGTTCCAGCCGCCGGTTGCACCGGCAATGGCGCCAGGGATAGCACCTACGCCGCCCACGGCAGCGCCTCCAAGCCCCCCAGCAATGGCCCCTCCAAGTCCCCCGATGATGCCCCCACCAAGCCGCCAGAGGTCTTCCCCCTTCTGCTGTTCCAGCTTCCACTCGTCCAGCGCCCGGCCGTACTTGTCGGCCTGGCTCTGACCGGTGGTGCTGGTCAAGCCTCCCAGGGCTTGCATGGCCATGCCCTTGCGCTGCGTAGCCAGCTTGGCTGCCGTGTCGGTGTACGCCCTCTCAGCCTGGTTCTGGCTGTAGGGGCCGAACACGCCGCCCATCTGGGAACTCGACAGCGTTGCCTGCCGTGCCGCGTTGAGGATGGGTGCAAACTGCGGGTCGTTGGGGTCGAAGGGCATGTTCAGCTCGGCAAAGAGCTGCCGCCACTGGTCCAGAATGGTCTCCATGGGGTCCTTGGGGGACCCTTGCTTGACGGTCTTGCCGGTGCCAGCTAGCGGCCTGGCACCTTCTGCACCCTCTGCACCCAGCCCCCCGGCCGAGGGCATCACCGGCAACGCAGAGGGGCTACCGCCCGCCGGTAGCCGAGGCTGGTAGGTTTCTTCCCTCTCTCGATACCGTGGAGCGGCCATGGCTAGGTGTCCATCACCAGAATAGAGAACTGGTTCACGTCGTATGCAGCACCGGTGTAGTCGAAGCACTTGACCAGGAAGTGCGGTGCTGCCACTGCGCGGGTGTCCGCCACACACACGGAAGCCGTGGTATGGGAGGTTACCAAGATGGCAAAGCTGGTGTTCGCGGGCGTGTAGGCCAGCGTGCCACGAAAGACCCCAGAAGCCGCATTCGTGGAAACAGTGAGCTGGCTGGAGTCCCCAGCGGTGCAGGCGGTACCTGCCGCCGCTGAACCTGTGCAGTTCGAGGTGACCACAGCCCATGCCTTGGGCACCAGTGCCGGAGTTGCGAGCTTGCTGTGAGAGATGGCTGCACCTGCCGCAACGTCGGTATTCGAGAGCTGCACCCCTCCACCAATCTTGTTGGTGTTGAGGAAGGAGAAGTTGTTGTTCAGGTTGACGGCAGTGGGCACTTCGCTGTTGCCGAACGTGTGCAGTGCCCCCATGGACATCTGCTCCAGCATCCAACCGCCTCCAAGCCCAATACCCAGACTCATTGCCACGAGAAGCGCCTTCATTGCATTCCTCCTACCCCACGCGGGAGATGATGTCCATGTTGGCCTGAAGTCCATACATCTCCCACATAGCCACACCGTTCTGGAATGGGGCTACAACACCATCGAAGAGCACTGCCGGCGAACCGCTACCGTCACCAGCAAAGTTCTGGGTGGCACTGGTATCCAGCCCCAGAATCGCACCCAGGCGCCTGGAGACCAGAAGCTGCGCGGCAGTGGCAAAGGCGTTCGCGGTGAGGGTGTTGTCCGTGAAGTTGATGGTCAACTGCCCAAAGGACGGGTTGGGGGTGTCGTCGAACCGCACGATACCGGTGCCGAGAATCTTCACGTCCAAGTCATAGGCGGCCAGATTGACCGCATCCACTATGCCGTCAGAGTTCAGAATCGCAGCCGCTTCGATTGCGGCCACCAGTTCGGTAAGGGTATAGACCCCTGCCGGGATGGTCAGGAGCTTCTGGTCTGGTGTGGCGTCCCAAACCCCAGGGCCAATCACCAGTGTGTCGTTGAACCCAGCCGTGATGACGTAGCCGGCCTCATCCGTAAGGGTAAACTGATGGGTGTCTCCGGCCTGGCGCAGGTTGGGGTAGATGGCCACGGACTGTGCTTTCACAGCCAGAGGGTCCACGTCGAGCTGGTTAGAGCCCAGCCGGAACGGGGTAGGGTTGATGCGCTTGGTTGCGGAGGCAGAGCTTCCGTTGTCCAGGGCCACCGTGCCGGTCAGGGCCATATCGTCAGATGCTCGAACGGCGAGAAGAATGCCGTCATTCGTTTGCTGGTTGCCGGGGGAGAAAATGACCTCTCCAGTACGAAGCTCTGCCAGCACCTCGGAGCCAACGAACGCGGTATCCGAGATGGTAGCGGTGGCCGCAGCCAGGTCTCTGGGGCTATCCCCCACCACGCCAAGCGCGTAGCCCTTGGTGGCAGGAAACCCGGCAGCAAATTGCGTGTTGGCCATGTAAATTAGTTGCTTCTCGGTTCCTAACCCCCCGGCAACTGTCATTGCCACCAGCCCAGGCAGAGCAGTGGTGTCCTCCTCCGCTACACCAAGATATTCGATAGGTCCGTACCAGCGGGCATCTCTCCAATCCTGTGGGGGGCCTTCCCGGAGGTCCAGCCACCATTGCTGGGTGGGGGGTGCGCTCAAGTCCTGTCTCTGTCCGAATGCCTGAAGGCGGTAGAACCCATCAAAGTAGGTACCCGTCATCCGGATATGCTCTGCCGGCGGGGCGTAGCCGAAGATGGGCTTCAGCTTAGTGCCCACCGGATACGGCAGCGCACCCTCCCGGTAGAACCACACGTCATCTTTGCCGGCCCAGATGACCCCGTAGGGAGTAGTAGCCACAGTCCACGGGGAAGCACACCCTGCCGCAATGTGCATCCGTAGAGGTACCAGCGTAGAAGTCCCTCCGGTGCTCTGGTCCAGGTCTCCAGTGAGCAGGAACGGGTTGCCGACCCGCCGTAGCACCAGCAGGGCAGCCTGTGCAGGCGTACCGGCAGCCGACAGCATGACCTCGGTCATGGCCCAGATCTCGTCACCGTCATCACCAGAAACGAGAGACACGGCCCGGCCATTGACAGCTAGTACGTCGTTGCCCACCACATTGTCAGTGTAGTCATCGGTGAAGATGAGGGTGTTCTTCCGGCCCGCGCCGAGGTTGCCGTAGACCATCCGCACCCGGAAGGGGGAGGCCACCAGGGGATGGATGTCCTCGTTACCACTGCCAGCAAGTACGAGTGACGTTTGAGTGCTCTGGCTGGTTTCATCGAAGCGGTATGCAAGAGGTCCAGTAGGACCGGACCATGCCGCGTAAGGCCCAGGGAGCAGGTATGCCCTGTTGTTCCACGGAAACAACCATGGCCGCCTGGAGTAGAAGGGCAGGGCACTAGGGCCGGAAGATACTGGAGTCACAGCCTCTATGCCTGCTATTCTGCCCTCCAAAGCACACGAGGAAAGATCAGAACCAGAAAACACTACAAGTACATCGGAAGTTCCTGTGGCATTGGGCAGAATAGGAGACGGAATCACGCACTGGCCTGGCGTGTTGGTGAACGTCCAAGGTCGCTCTAGACCCCCACGCTTCGAGAGCACACCGCTGGGTACCGGCACTAGGTTCTTCCCGTACCGGTACTCGCCCTTGCGCAAGGCCCGCGCGTCGTCGTGCAGGTTTACCCCCCTGCTCGTGTCCAGTGGTACCCACTTCATCGGAAGTACCTGGTATCCAGCGGGGGGCGCATCTGGTTGTATCCAGGGGGCTGCCCGAAGTCCACCATGTCACGCACGATGAGGGCGTTCAGCTCGGCACTGGACTCCGTGCGGTCCTGGTGCCCGTACTTCGTTGCGTAGTCGTAGACCCATTGAATCATGGTGCGGTCATTTGGGTACCACGGGATGGCCCCAGTGGCGGGGTCCGCCGGCAGCTCCAGGTAGGGAATGACGAGCAGGTAGTCCAGGTCCGGCACCGGCTGGAACCACAGGCGCCAAGCCGTGGTGCTGCCGTTGAGGTAGCACTTTACCCACCGGGGCCGAGCGCGGGAGGTTGCAGGGTCGGTGGTGGACTCGTCTGGCCCCTCGCCGTCCAGGGTCTGCACGCGGACCAGTCCCTGGTCAGTGAACCCGGTACGGTAGACGTGTAGGGGGTCCCGAACACGAAGTACCCCGGTGGACACGACAGACCCATCTCCGAAGTCCAGGTACTGCACGCCAGCACCCAGGGCAATTCCGGTGGAGCGCTTGTGCAGGATGGGCCAGGGGAACCGCGTCGCCATGGACCGCAGCCAGGCCAGGAACGCGGTGGTGGTTGCCGAGTTGTCGGCAAGCTCGGCCCGACCGGCCTCCGAGAGCCCCTGTGCAATGATTGCGGCTCTCGTCATCTGTCCCACGGTGCGCTACTCCTTCTTCTTGCCCTTCTTCTTGATCTTCTTGCGTTCCAGCAGGTGCATCCCCTTCGATGCCTCATCGAATTCGTGAACGGTTTCCGAGGAAATCATCCCCTTGCCCAGCATCGCATGGAACTTCCGCCGCTGCGCATCGGATTCGTAGGGCATCAGTGCGCCTTCCAGTTGCCCCGTGCCAGCGCCGAACGCTGAGGCTTGGCCGCCGGAAGCACCTTTGGCTTCAGCACCACCAGAACCCCAGCAAAGGTGCCCAGGATGGACTTCGGCACCTCCAGCCGCCGGCCCTTCACGAACCGTATCCCGTTGAGGCTGCCGTCCTTCAGCGCCTCACAGAGCACGAAGTCCGCTGCCGGATATTCCACCCGCCCAAACTTGCGCATCGCAGGCGGCTTGGGTGCAGCCGCCTTCTTGGAGTCGTCACTCATTGCCTACCTCCGAACAGGGGCCTTGGGCCTCATGTACCTGGTGAAGTCCGGCTTGTGGGCGCCTAGGGTAGGCCAGCTCCACCCACGGCTCTCTCCGGAGGTGAACTCCCGCTCCACTTCGGTTTTGAGCTGGAGCATGTGCTTGAAGTCGTTCTTCCGGGGCACCAGAATCTGGTGGTTCTGGTGCTTCGAGATGAACGTCCTGCCCGACAGGATGATGCCCTGGAAGAACCGGTCAGCAGGTGGGGGAGGCAGCACCACCATCAGTACGTGGTTCGCATCCTCCTCCCGGTCCTTGAAGCGTGGCTTCCGCACTTCGACAGTGACCGGCTTTCCGTCCTTCATGATAGGCTTCCCATGCTCGTCGAGCTTAGGCTCCTGCACGAGGACCATCTCCGGGCCCCCACAGAGGGAAACCGGCAGGTGGCACTTCGTACACCGGGCACCACTGCGCTTTGCAACCGCACGGGCAAGCGCGGCATCGGAGGGCTTTCCACGGCTAGCCGCGACGCTGGCCATGGTCATGCCCTCTTTGATTGCGTTGGGCACGCCTTCTGCCATGGAGGCCATGGCCTTGGTGAGCGCCTCGACGGAGGCGCTCAGGGATTCGATGGTAGGGGTGGACACAGGTTCTCCTGGCTACGTGAAGTCGGAGGCGACGTAGAGCTTGAGCAGGAACTGCTCTCGCGGAATGAGGGCATTGCCCCAGAACTTGAAGCCGTGCGTGCGGACCTGGTGCAGGGGGTCCGTGACTCCACCGGTCTCGGTGTAGTATTGGAGGTCCTGGATACCCAGCCACTTGGTAGACCCCTGCCCGTGGATGTACACCGGGAAGATGGTAGCCGGGTCGCTCGCGCCGGTCCCGTGGATGTTCGCCGGGGCCGTGGTGGTGGAGGTGGAAGCGGCCGTGACTGTCACTACATCCTCGGCCTCGATGGCATCGGCCATCAGGAGGAGGCTCGCATCTGCGGCTGCCGTTCCGAAGTACAGCTCGTAAGAGAAGTCCGAATCCATCCCTGTGAAGTCGAAGGTGAAGGACTCGTCATTCCCTGCCGCCGCAGAGGTCATCGAGTGCGCGATGCTCACCTGTTCCCGGAAACCTCGGTACTTGTCGATGGCAACCAGCTTCCAGTAGTACGCGGTGCTGGAGGTCAGGGACCCACCGCCGTTGACGGCGGTCACGACTGGCGTGTTGGTCCCGAACGAGTTGCCGGTAGCCACCGCAGCCGTGGTGTTCCCCAGAAGCTCGAACTTGGGCAGGAAGTTCGACTCCACCCAGCGGAGTCCACCCCAGGTGCCGGTCTCGCACACGTAGATGGACTTAGGGTCGGTGTACTGGTGGACAGGCACCCAATTGGTGAGCTTTCGCACCTGGGCAGTCACCTGGGGCGGGGCGATGGCCACGTAGCTCTGGCCGTTGGCGAGGTTGCCGGAGTCCACGGTCCCCGTCTTCACACCCTCCTTCATTGCGGTGCCCGCGATGTTTGCAGCACCACCCAGCACGATGCCTCCCTGGGGGTTGCCTCGGGGCCAGGCACCACCATCGGAAAGCGTGACATACGCCTGGGCGATGGTGTCCTCCGCGATGACCATGGTGGACGTGATGTCCGCCAGGGCAGTGACCGACCCGTCACCGTAGATGACGTTCGTGCCGGCGAGCCAGATGACCTGAATCTCGCGGTCAATGATGCGCTGGGCAACGTCCGCCAGCTCCTTCAGCACGATGTCCGTGATGTTGTGCTTAATCGTGTACTCGGACTTGTCCGTGGTGGCCATCGCAGCGCCCCACTGGCGCCCGGTCACGGTGACCTCGGTCACGGAAAGGGCCGTGAAGGCCGGAGGTGTGCCCTCGGAAAGGGTAGCGATGGGGACTTGCGCCCGCTCCCATCGGACGAAGTGTGCCGTGTCGCCGGAGCCCTTTGGCTGCTTCTCCTTCTCGCAGAAGGACTGGCAGACCAGCTTGATTGCCAGGGTCTGGATCAGCTCGGCAGCGAGGTACTTGTCGTTGTCGGTGGTCCCGGTCGACTGAGTTATGGCGTTCGTCAAATCCATCGTGGTATCTCCTAGCTGCGGAAGTGCTTGCGGCCGTGCTCCAAGATTTCCTGGATAGAAGCATCAGCCGGCAGAGGGGGAGGACCATCAACCACGGGGGCCGGGTGGTACCCAC